GATATATTACAAATCCCTGCTTTTTTGTGTAGACAAACGGATCTTTTACAGGCTGCTGCAGCGACGGGTAAAATTGTTAATATTAAAAAAGCTCAATTCTTAGATGGTAAAAATATGATTCATTCTGTTCAAAAAGTAAGAGAATCAGGTAATAGTGATATTATGTTAACTGAAAGAGGTAGTATGTTTGGATTAGGTAACCTGGTTGTAGACTTTAGACAGATCATTGATATGAAAGAATTTGGTTATCCTGTTATTATGGACTGTACACATTCCACACAGAAACCTAGTTCATTAGGAGATAAGAGCGGCGGTGAGCGGAAGTATGCTATACACTTTGCAAAACTTGCGAATGCTATAGATGTAGATGGATTTTTCTTTGAAGTTCATCCAGATCCAGATAACGCATTATGTGATGGCCCCAATATGATACAATTAGATAATTTTGAAAATATATTAAAACAAATAACATGAAAATATATATAGGACACGATTCTAGTTTTCCACAAGCCACTAGGGTTTGTAGAAGATCTATAGAAGATCATTCAGAAAAAGGGGAACATGAAATAAAATACTTAGATAAAAAATCACTAACAAGAGTTGGCGTGTATGGTAGGGATAATGTTCTTGGTGAATCAACTGAATTTTCATTTACTAGATTTTATGTACCATTATTATGTCATTATGAAGGTATTTCTTTATTTATTGATAATGATTTTGTATTTAAATGTAATCCAACAGAATTGGATAAATACTTAAAAAATAAACCAGTTGCTGTTGTGAAACATGAATTAAAAGAAATGCCTAGTACTAAAATGAATGGTATTGAGAATAAATCATATCCTAAAAAATGTTGGAGTTCTTTAATGTTGTTTGATAATAGTAAATTAAAAAATCTAACCAAAGAATATTTAGACGATGCTAGTCCAGCAGATCTTCATCAATTTGCTTGGGTTGATAAAAAGGATATATCAGAAATCCCAAGATCATATAATCACTTAGTTGGTTATTATAAGAAACATAATAAAATAAAAGCAATACATTACACTCAAGGTGGACCTTGGTTTGAAGAATATAAAAACGGTGAATTATCAGAAGAATGGTGGAAAGTATACAAGAGTTTGTAAAAAATAAACGGATAGTATTTGTAGGTAATTCAGTAGAAATAATGAATCATAAATTAGCTGATATTATCAATAGTTATGATATTGTGATTCGTTTTGGAAGAGCTATTGAAGCTAATAAATTACAAGAGGAATCTATAGGTACTAAAGTAGATATATGGGTGACAGGACAATTCAGAGCACCATGTTATATTCCACTTAAAAAAGAATTTAAAACTGGTAGATTTAAAGATACTAAAATCTTAGTTAATAGATGTAGAGGAAATTTTGGATTAAGAGGTTGGGTATTTGAAGATCATTTACCTAAAGGTATGCCTTATACTCAAATGTATACAGATAGAGAAATTATTGATCTTATGAGATCTTTTGGTAAAGACATAATACATACAAAATATTTAAGACCATCGGCTGGATTTTTAACTATATTATGGTTTATAAATAAAGTTAAAACATATAAGAGTTTAAATTTAATAGGTTTTGATTTCTTTGCTAAATCTATAAAAGAACGAGCAACAGATAAATATGGAACATTAAGCGCGGCAGATCCACATAGTTGGCATTTACCAGTATATATGGTTTCTAGTGGTGCTCATGATAAAGATATGGAACAGCAATATATATCTTTCTTAGAAAGAAGAGGGTTGCTTAAATGGAATGTGTTGAGTGATTTAAAAGAAGGTAAGATCAAATATACAGATTGGATGAAGGGAATGAAGATTATAAAGAGTGGTCCAAAAAGATCTAAAGTATCAAAAATTTGATATTAGTGTAATTATTACTACTAATGTTAGTATTGTAACTAAAGTTATAAAATGAGGGTGTTTATATTTATCGTCCATGATAAAGTAATCACCCTTTTATTTTTTTATATAATGTTTTTTATGTTATCAGATTGTTAACTTTAAAACCACTCTCCAAATTGTCTAATTTTATTAAGTTTCTTAAATCCAAATTCCATAATTCTTTTCCAAGATTTTCTAAAAATTTTAGATGTATATACGTACATTAATTATTTTTCTTTTTAGCTCCTCCACCACTAGTAACCGGGTTTACTGCCGTTGGGTTACCAGAGAATCCACTAGTACCAGAAGGACCTCCAAAGTTTCCGCCACTTGATGGTACATTAATTTGTATAGTTGGTCGTATAGTACTTATACCAAATGTACTTCCTGAATAGTTTATATTATTACCAAAATTATAAGGATAATAATCATATATATAATTAAATGGACGATAATAATAACGAGGTCTATGACCATAATTATATCCTATAATATTATATATAACATTAGGTTTAATTGCTTCAATAGGTATTTGTAATGTATCCCCATTTTCAGTTATAGCTAATACATGTGTAACTTTTATTTGTTCTTTCCTAACTTTATATATAGAAGAACTACAACTACTTAATACAAAAAGTAGTATAAGAGCCATAAGTACTGCAAATATTATTGATATTTTATCTTCTAATGTTTTCATATTTTTATTTTGTTATTACCGAATATGTTGTTCCGCTAGGACATTTCTTAGCCCTTAAGCATCTATTTCTATTTGAACCCGGATCCACATAACTCACGTGTACCCAGTCTGGATTATTTTCATCACCAAATTCCCATATCATCTGATCGAAATCACAATGATCTTGAATCCAATTAAACATAGTTGAATTTGACATCACTCCAAAAGTATCATCAATATCCATAGCTTGGCCATGACAATGCTGTGATTTTCGGCTTCCACCGATAGCTTTATTCAATTCTGGTCCTCTATAGAACGAGTTTATCCGTATTGGACCTCCTACGTACATTCTAAGGGGTTCAAATATCTTTTCTGATAACAACTTCATGTTTTGTAAATGATCGTCAGAGGGTTCATTATCTAAACCCAATCTTAAAGCTGTGATGCTACGTACTCCTTCGTCGTAGCTTATATGCTTACTTATTTTTTCCATTATCCTTTAATAACTTCTTTGATTTTTTTTGCTTTAGTTTTTATTTCTTCTGCTTTAGCAATTATTATATCATCAACTGTGGTTTTACTCCATAGTAATGTCCACACGTCTTTCCAATATTGTTTTGTTAATTTCCACATAATTTTTATTTATTATTAAAATTTTGAAGCTGTATTGATCTCATCAATAGCTCCTTGTACTTCGCTTAAATTAGTTGGTAGTAATAAATCCAACCCAGCTTTAAATATTTCTTCTTTTACACCCTCTTTAAATATTATAAGAGTAGGTGCCATCCTTACTTTGTATTTCTTTTTAGCCATTGGAGCTTTTGCGAGATCCACTCTGTAATAAACCGCATTTTTAATCTTATCCCAGTCGGCAAAACAGTTCTCAGCGTTAAAGGCAACCCAAAACTCCACAACAATAGGTAGCTTATCGTCATCTCCAAATACGTGATGCTCTTTAATTTTTTCTTCGAAGTTTGAATCCTCGATCCAATATTCTTCAGGTACTGTAACTTGTGCAAATATTGTATTAGTTAATAATATTAACAGTAGTATAAAATTGTATTTCATTGTTTTGTTTTTTCATTATCAATTATCTTTTTGTAAATCGTATAACCTTTCATCCATCTTGTCCAATGTCTCTTTTATTTCTTGCACATCCTCTTGGGTATCCATTATAGTTTGACGAATCAATTCATCTTTCATATCAAATTCCATTCTCTCTATTACTGGCTCAGGTAGTTCCTTAGCTAAAGCTATGTCAGCTTGTAAAGTAAACCACATACCTACCATTGCTATTAAACCACCAATCACTAACCCTATAGTTTTAAGATCAACCGTTATTTTCGTATTCTCCCCAATTTGTTTTGCCATACCCTTTTATTTAAACGTTAAATTAACTCCAAAATTAGTATTGTATATTCTTGAATCCCAAAATTTAGTATATTCACCTTCTATAAATACACCAATTGCATTACTAACTTTCCATCCAAACATTAATCCAACTTGGAAATCATCCCATTGTGCTTCTTTACAATCTTCAATATGACCACCAACTCCCCAACAATCTCTATGTAAATAAGAAAATTGATCTTCACCTTTTAAATACTTATGTGCGGGTAGTAAATAATTACCATAAGCATGAAGCCAGAATTTATTTTTATAATGATAAAAATCTGCTCCAACAATAGGTGCTACTTCGCCATATGAAGGTAATGTATCCCATATTGTATTGTTATATCTATTCATTAATTCAGGCATAATTCTATCTCTAAAATCTTGATCTGTATATGCTACAACCTCTCCATCTGGATCAGTCCAGTACCAGTTATATGTATTATTACCGTTTTCATCTTCTTGTGTATAATACCAATCATTATAACCATAATCAAACCCTAAGGTATACCACGCGTTTGCAGCATTACCAAATTCATCTGTTTCATTTAACCATATTTCCACAGGGTTGTATCCATATGCTTTTTCATGTGTACGATATATAACACCAGCTGAAACACTAAATTTTTTACCAATAGGTAATCTCGCTCTAGCTTCAGCAGAAAAATATTTAAAATCAACATTACCCTGCGATCTTTGTTCTAATTTAGCAATATGATACTTGCCAGTGTGTCTAACAAAATATCTAGAATTTATAAATTCTTCTCCACGTTCCCTTTCTTTTTCATAATGTATTAGGTATTCTAAACCTTTAACAGCCGCTGTAGGAGCTGATAAAGCTACATTATTTTCAGTACCATTATAAAAATTAGTACCTTTAATTTCATAATCAAATCTAGCTAACTTCCTAATACCTATACCATATCTATAATCAAAAGGATGATAAACTGTATTATCTACAACAGTTGGTATTGCATATAAATTATCTGGATCTGTTCTAATAAAGTAATTAGGTCTTTGTGTTTCGTAAGCATTACCTACATTACCAGCTACATAAAATGTTCCATACTTAAGAAAGTCTTTATATACGTCTTTAAAAAACTGTGCGTTTGCGTTACTAGATAATAGTAACATTAGTGTTATTAGTAGTATTCTCATAGTTTAAGTCTTTTCTATATTATTACTCGTTATTCCTTTTTCTTAATCTTTCAACTTCTTTTTTTATCCAAGCGTTTTTTTGTTTTGTAGTTAGTTTTTGATATGATTGATATGTCAAGTTATTCATATTTGCAATTATTTGCTTTTTTAATTTAGTAAATTCAGCCCTTGTTTTTTTACCTTTTTCAATACCCTCTTGTTTTCTTTTCTCTTTAGCTTCTGATTTAATTAGATCGTGTTCAGGGAATGGTTCAACACCAACATCCCAACTATTCCAACCCATTGCCATAGCAACTCTTTGCCAAGTTTGATGTCTTGCATCTAAAGCAGCATATGTATTTGTTGTTATATTTACAAGTCTAGCTAAAGGAATATTTGTTGCAGCTTCTATTAGATTCCCGCCAACAGAATATATTGGACTATCTAAATTAAAACCTCGAGCATCTATAACATCTTTTTCAAATCTTGTGTAAGTTTGAATTGCGCCATAACCTTTTCTAATTTTACTACCAAGTGGCGGAGATAAGTTAACAGCTTCTATTATCGTATACGTATGATCGGCTAAAAATCCTTTTTTCTCTTGTTCTTGATATTTTAAAATCATATTTTTAAGAGTAGATACAATAGCTCCAGGTAAACCAGAACCTCTTAATATGGTATCAACCATATTATTAGCAACCCTGATTTTTTTCTTCATATCTTTTTCATTTTGCCTTTCTTCATCTTCATCTTCATCACCTTGCATTCCAGGTAGTAAAGCAAATAAAGCTGATTGTAAAGCATTAAATGCAAAGTTTTGAACAGCACCGTAATACAATATCTTAGATATATGTGATTTAGCATCACCTCTACCGTTAATTAAATCTCTAGCAGCTTTCTTCATTAGTCTATTATATTGGAAAGGAGTATTTTGCCATGCAAATATAACCCTACCTAAAGAACTGGCTTGTATTTGAGATATTAAAGCTGGATCTGCTGATTGCTGGGTTTTCTCTGATACTTCTGAAAAATCCTCCCATGCTCTTTTTTTAGCTTCAACTTTATTATAACCTTGTTTTATATACGTGTTGATCCTGTTTCTATACATTGTTGCGCCACCTGCTGATATTGCAAAACTATCCACTATTCTTGTTGGAGTAAAACCTATCTTAAGTAGATAAGCTAATACACCCTTTGGACCACCTTTATTAGCGGCTTGTGCTAATTCTGCTTCTTGAACATTTAATTGTAATCCCCCTCTTCTTTGTTTTAATTTAGCTGAATTAAATATAGTTAAGAAATCACTCCAATATTGTGGTTGATTAGCAAATGCTTTTGCTGCCATTAAAGGATTGTTATCACTCCAATTCATAAAGTTTAAAGTAGATATACTTTGTAGAGTAGCAGATCTAAAATTAAAGAACATAGTAGCACCAACAGAATTATTTATCCATTCCATAAAATTATTTACTTGTGCATTACTACCACTTGGTCTATTAGTACCATTTTTCATTCTATAAATAGAATCTTCTATAGCTTCCCTCATTGGAGTTCCGTAAACAGCTTCTACTTTATTTAAATTATCTTTACTAAATATAACATCAATATTATCATTGAATTCAGTTAAAAATGCTTTTCTACCATGTACATCTGTAATTTCTCTTAAATTACTAGGTATACTTTCTACAACCCAATAATCACTTGGTTTTAAATATTCGTTTGATTTCGTAACACCTAATAAATTTTCAGCAAATAATTGAACTTGAGGTTCTTTACTTATCATGTTTTTAACACTTGCTAAATCTCTTTTTGCTAACCCAGGTATTGTGTGACCCGCTTTATCCCATAAATATATTCTTACAGCTTGATCGTAAGTTAATAGACTATTAGGTATTTTTTTACCAAGTTTACGTTTAACACTTGGATACTGTTTAGTTAATGCTCTATAGTCATCTTGAATATTTTGCCTTGAAAGATTAACAGCTTGAACACCTCTATCATAAGGTCTCATTATTTTATCATTCATCCATTTTAATTGCTGATCTCCTTTTTTACCTTTACCAATAAAGTTATACATTAACCCCATAAAGTCTTCAGCGCTAGGTGGAAGATAAAAAGTAAATTGCCCTGTTTGAGCACCTTTTATTTTAGCCATAGCTGCTGAATATACAGCTTTTGCGCTAATACCTTTTTTAATCTCAATCATTTCATTAAAATCTTGAGATAAATTCAAACTAAACATAGCTTGTTGTACATCCGATTTTACATCTATAACATCTAATACAGATTTAACAGCTTCTACGTTTCTAATTTGATCATCAGCAAATAAGAAATCATTATATCCTTCAGCTGCTCTTTGTACTATCCAATCTGCTTTAGCTAATGGTGTTCCATCTTCAAGACCAACAATATTTTCTATTTTAATATCTAACCCAATACCTTTTAAAAAAGCTTGTATTGCTGCGTCTGCAGCTTGTGGTCTAGCTGTTAATATAAATATATCATTATTACCAAATTTGTCTTTTAATGCTTTTGCTTTATCAAAGAATGGACCCTTTTTACCTTTCTTAACTTCATTGAATTCTGAATAATCAAATTCAGCGCCCATTGCTTCTAATTCCGCGTGTCGTTGTGCAAATTCAGCAGGTGTTAATGATCCTGTGTCTGATATTCCTCCCCAGCCAACAACAGCTGGATTAAATCCACCATCAGGTAATCTTCTAGGTATTTTATAATGAATTTTACTATCTGTTATTGCTAATGTATCATCAAAATCTATAACACTAATACCTTTTCTTTTTTTATCTTTTTTCTTAGCAAGTTCTAAAGCTTTGTCAACAAGTTTTAATTTATCAATCATTTCGATATTTGATAAATTTTTTGACATCATGACTCCAGTAGATTTTAATACTTTTAAGTTATTAGCTTGTGCTTTTTTAAAAGCTTTTTTATTTTTAATTATTTCAGGTCCTATTATACCACCTGTAGATAGTTGTTTTAACTTAACATTAAATTTACCCATGGTTAATGGATTAAAATATCTAACTAAAGACATCATAGTTCCATCCCACCATGCTGGCATAAAATCTTTATAAAATTTGTTTATTGTTTTATGAGCATCTTTAGATATTAAAGCTGTTCTGTAGCCATCTAGTTTATCTTTAAAACCACTAGTATCATCACCTATAGTAGTTATATACTGGAACATAGATAAACCAATATTTTTTGCTGGTGTCATATGTTCAAGATCTATTTCACCAGCCACAAGTCCTTCTTGTACAAAATCCATAATACCAGCTGTTCTTAATAAAGAACCTGGGTTATTATTCATAGTTTGTACTAAAGCAGCAACCTGTGTCATTGAAATTTTATCTTCAGCATATCTTTTCCTTAGTCTATCAGCAAGTGTACCTAAAAACTTATTATCTTCTTTGCTATTTTCTACAGCTGTTTCTATTTCAGCGTTTGTTGGTAAACGAGGTTTGCCCTTATCCTTTTTTACGTGTAGTGTATTTGTTAATGCAGAAGCTGTACCTAAACCAGTACCATCTTTTGTACCATGGATTTCTATAAAAGCATTTAAATCAGCTCTGTTTTGAAATAAACCATATCTATTCGTTCGAGCAATTTTCTTACCCGTTCCTTCAATTCGTTTACCTTTATCGTCTAACTTGTATTTTAACCTGTAAACCTTTTTACCACTAGCATCTATATCATATTTATATCTATCCCAGTTTTTATTTTTTTGTACTAAAGTACTTCCATTTGTTAAAGGTATATATCTACCATCACCAATTTCAGCAGCTAAAGCCATACCACCAAAATATCTATATGCTTCGGCTTTGGTTATTATACCTTCTTTAAGTAGTGATGCTATTTGTGATCTAGCATTTTCTATTTCAGTTTTAGAATTAAATATACCCGTACCAGTTGGTCCATTATAATTATTTATAGATTTAAAATTAATTGGTGAATCAGGATTAAGTCCTGCTTCTCTTTCAACTTCTTTGAAAAATACTTCTGTAGCTGTTAAATTATTAGCTGTTAATGATGGTTTAAAATTACTATATTTTTTCCATATATCTTGTAAATCTTTTATAATACCATCAGTTTGTTTTTGAGTAATAAGGAATTCTGCTAAATGACCACTAAGTACAGCTTGTAAGTTATCCATGTCGTTAGATGATAACTCTAACGATCTTAATTTATTGATAATTCCCACAGCTGTTTCTTGATTTGCATGTGCTATTTTTCTTAAGTTTAAACTAAACATAGCATCTGACACACCATCACTAACATTTTTTAAAGCATTTACTGATTCTCCTTTAGCAAGTTTAGATTCTCTAACAGCTTGATTAGTTAGCATTTTACCTGTTTGTGCTACTAGTGCTTTTATTCTAGCGCTAACATTAGTTTCTTTTTTATATAAATTATCCCCATCTTTTACAATACCAAAGTATTCTAAAAATTCATTTTTATATTTTGCGTAAGTTGGTGTTTCAATTTTACTTTCAACTAATTCTCCATTTTCGTTTTTAACCATTTCAACCTCAAATTGAGGGGATGGTATAGGATTTTTAACTTGAAGTTCTAGATTAGTTGTGCTACCAGTTTCTTTGTATTTAACAGCATCACCTTTTGTATAAAATTTTCTTAATAAAACCTCTTGCACACCTGTTGACGTACCTGATACAGTTGTACCATCGGGTAACATTGCAATTAAAACATCTGCATTATCAACAATAAATTCTTGTGCATTTCCTATATCATTTCTAGTTAGGTTACCAGGTTTTGGTTTAATACCAAACATCTCTTGTGTTTTTGCTGGCGTTGCATCAACAAGTGTTTTAAATGTTTTATCTTGTATGTTAGTGGTAGAAAACATAGATTTAACATCTGAATTTATTTCATTGGCTACATCAGATTTTAATTCATTATGAAGTTTTATTTTAACTTTTTCTTTTGTATCTAATTTATTTGTATTACTACTTTCAGTGAAGTTATTTTCACTAGCAAATTCATTTAATTCAGCATCTGTCATATCAGACATAGATCTTTTAAACTCAAGCCCAACACCAAATTTCTTTCTTACACCATCTATTTTAGCATCTAATTGACCATTAATCCACCTAGCTATATCTGGTGTTACTGCTGGATCCCATCTTCTTATTATGTCTACGATACCTCTAGCACCTTTCATATCATCAACTGTTACACCTGATACTATATCATCTTTATATGTATTATAATCAGAAAAGTTTTGATATTTTCTAATTCTTTTTTCAACTTCGTTTTTCCATTGCCAACCGGCTATTTGAGCATCTTGCATATTAAACCCAGGCCATGTAACATTACCATCAGCATCTTTCTTTATACCTAAAGCTTTTTCTGTTCTATCATACATTGCTTCAGGACCTGAATAGCTAGTACCTTCTTTACGTTGTTGATCTTGTATTTTTTGTGTAGCTTTATTTAATCCAACTTCACCTTTTATTACTTTAGCAGCTAAACCACTCATTTCGCCAGCCTCAAAACTATCGGCATAACTATTTAACATTAGCCAAACATCTTCACCAGTTCGTATTTCATTAACTTGATCTTGTGTTTTTGTTTTACCTAATAAATTATTCCAACCATCTAATAACTTACCTTGTATTGTTCTATCGCCTTTAACATGATACTTTCTAATAAAATCAATGATCGCAGCCATTTTTTCTTCACCTCTTTTTGCTTCATTAAATGTAGCATAACCTTTATCAACTTTTTTAAATACACCCCACATTTTAGAATATCTATTTTTAACATACGTTTCTAGCATGTTAGCCATTTCTGTCATATCACCACCTTTTGCTGCTATCATATTAAACAACGTTTGGTGACTAAGTTCATGGGAATATACTGTGTAGTTACCACCTGCATCATCTCCTTTAAAAGCATTTGCTTCGTTTTGGAACATTATATATTCACCAAAGAGATCCATAGCAAAACCGTGTGCATCACTACCATCTGGAGCATTTTTTTCTATTTGTGCTTTATATGCTTTCTTTTGTTCAGGTGTTAAATTAGATTCATCAATTATTTTAAATGCTGATTCACGTAAATCTTTGTTACCATCTCCTTTAGCAATTTTAATATTTTTACCTTTTAAAATAGCATCTTCCATAACTAATTTACTAGCAAGTCTTCTATCGTTAGATCCATTTGCTTTAGCTATTATATTATCATGCTGGTTTTCTAATCTGTTTATTTCAGACATACGTTTAGCAATAGCTGTTTCTTTTGCTTTTGTACTAAGTTTATCATTAGCGTTAAGATTATCAACAGCTTTTTTATTCTTCCTTATTCTAGCCATAAGATCCATAGCATTTCTTTTGTCGATCTTAGACATGCTAGTCATTTTTGATTCAGCTTCTCCTTTTGCTTTAAGATTTTCTATCATTAACACGTCTGCTTGTAGTTGTAATTCTTTTATTGCTTTATCTCTTGTTGGTGTTTTATCTTGTTTCTCTAATTTTTTAATTTCTTGATTTAATCGTATAATTTCACCTGTATTTTTATTTATTTTACCCCAACCTTTTTTATCTATATAAGCTTGATAAACATCTTTAGCAACCACTGGTGCTTGAAATCCAAAACCAGACATCAACGCGCCTGAAATATAAGCTGTACCAACACCATCTAATAAATCAATATCATCATTATTTAGCACCCATTTATCAATTGCATTTTGGCCTAATTGTGCAAAAAATTCCGCACCACCTTCTTGGTTAACATTTATACCATATCTTAACGCAGCTTTACCAAATGTCATTGTTTTTAATGAATGTTTACCAGTTAACGCAATTGCTTTACCAAAAGCTTTCTTTTGAAAACCTAAAGCTCTTAAACCCATTTTAGCTTGACCTAAACTAACTCTTTCTGTTATATACTCTGCTAAACCATATCCTATTCCAGCAGCATAATATTGAGCAGCATTTATTTTTTGAGGTTTAACTAACCAACTTCCATCTTCTGCTTTTATACCATCTATTGTGATATTCATTTCCTCCATCTTGTTTCCAGCAGCAGAACCAGCTATAATAGCTAATCCAGCACCTCCAGTACCAACTGTAATTGCGGTGTTAACTAATTGTTCTGACATTAAATCTAACATAAAATCTCCAAAATCACCTATACCCCTCATTTCCCCAAGCTCTTGTCTATATCTAGTGTGTTGATTTATATTTTCAGTAATATCACTTATCTCTTTAGCACCCATTTTAATTTGATTGTATTCAACTCCCTTCATAATAGCATGTGATCTTAATACTTCAGGTACCATTTTTAAATCTTCTGGATTCATTAAATCTATACCAAACACGTTTTGTGCTAAACCAGTGTAACTTAATTCATTGTATAAAGTTAAAGCACCTGATGCCATTCTAGTTATACTACCTTTTATTCTATTATTAAAAACATCTAATTCATTATATGTTCTTTTAGCTAGATCTGCTATTTGCCCAAAATCTTGTGCTGCAATTGAAACATTTTCTAATTCTTCTAAATCTGTTTGGAAAATTTCTACGCTAGCCCTGTATTCATCTATTAAGGCTTGGTATTGTGATTGTATATCGAGAGTTACACTTGTAGGATCTGCTTTCGCAGCATGTTCTATTTGTTCTATTTGAGCATTGATATGCTCTATATGGTTCTTTCTTTTTTTAATAACACCAACTTTGTTGGTTACTTCAATTTCTTTTTGTTTTTGTTTCTCTGTAAATTGAGCTTCAAGTTTTAATCTAGCTGCTTTATAAGGAGCATCAAGTTGTTCTTCTATTACACTACCACCAGGAATAGATTTAGCAGCGAATTTACCTAAATCAACATACCATGGTTGTATATCGTCTTCTAATTCTTCAAATATTGCTTCTTGTCTATCTTTTAGTTTTTTTGTTCGTTCTGCACTAATCCACAAAGCTTTAGCTTCGTCTTTATCTCCTTTTGTTTGTTTTAAGAAATCATCGAAAACATATGAATCATATGACTCTTCATCATATATTCGTTTTGGTGAAGAAAAAAATCTAGATTTATCTTCTTTATAATCTAAAGTTGATTTAGTTTTTTTTATAGGATCAGCATTAGCTTGATCAATAATAACTTGTTCGTCTTCTTCTGTTAACCTTGTTTCTTCAAGTTTTATATTATATAAATCATTATCGGTTTTAATATCACCTAATGTTTCATAATTGTCTACTTCTTCTTGCGATCGAGCCCATCTAACTATACCATTCTCGTCGCGTATTGCTACTCTTTCCATGGCTTATTATTTTGGTTTTTTAAAATGCTGAATCATCCAATCATTTAAGAATTTACCATCTGTTGGTATTGATATACCTGTTTCATTCCAACCAGATCTTCCAGTTTCCTTGACTAATTTTAAAAACTTCTTCCCTCTCTGTACTAACATGTACATTTTTGTTCCCGATGTGTAAGTAAATTGATGAAATCTTTGTTCTTGATATGGTTTATCTTGTGCTTTAAGTTTTTTAATCTGAGCAGCTTTTTCGTCACCAGTTAATCCATCTAAAGACGGATCCATTGCATTATATTCACCACCTTTGTGCGGATATATTTCTGGTTCACTTTCTGTAAAAAATGGATCACCAAATGGATTATCTGCATTACCTTTTAAATCAGTTTCAAAAGCTTTCCATTTGTCAGGATGTGTTTCTCCACTAGCTTCATTTGCTGCTATATAACCAGCACTTGCTTGTGATTTAATTTTATCAGTATAAGCTTCCACTAAACGTCTTTTTAATATTTTTTCAGCTTTCATAGCAGCTATAGGATCATCTCCATTTATAGCGGCTATAACATTACGGTATTCATCTTTATTTAATAATGTTTCATTAGGTGTCCATA